ACTACATGGACTGCTGGCAATGGATTAAGCGGAACTAGCGCTACGTCAACCTCCAACATTCGTTTTGTTCAATCCCCGTCTGCGCTATTGGCCTTTTCCACTGACGGCACTTGTGCTCCAGCGCGTACAACGGACGGCACTACTTGGACAAACCCCAGTGGAGTGAGTAGTTCCAATGCTGCAATTGCTTGGGGCGGGTCAAGTTTTATTACTGTAAACTCAACAGGCGATGTACAGACATCATCCGACGGTGCAACGTGGACAACGGTGTCATCGTCTGGGCCGTTTGCAGGGTCTACCATTTATCTTGTATCTGATGGTACGTTTGTATATTGTTACAAATCAGACAGCTCTGCAATGGCGAGATCCAACGATGGTGGCGTTACATGGATTTATTTCACACCAACCAATCTTCCACCAAGTGGTTTGACTGATGTTATTTATGCCAATGGTTTATTCTTGGCTTGCGGAACCAATCCATCAACAGTTACAAATTGCGTGGCATATAGCACTGATGGCGTGAGCTTTACACAAGTCGATGCAAAAGTTTCGGTAGCGTCTAATTTGTATTACAACGGATTTAACTTTGTAGTTGTGTCTCAAACAACCGGGATTGCCACAAGCGCAGATGGTATTAACTGGGTTTTAAGAACCTCCGTAACTTCTCCCGGCGGTGTTGTGTATGCAAATGGCGCGTACTTGGCTGGTGGTTCTATAGGTCAAACAATCACATCGTAGTTTAAACATGATTGATCCGATCACGGCCCTAGCCGGTATTCAGTCCGCAGTAAAACTGATTAAGCAGGCGTCCAAGACCGTGGATGATGTGGCCTCGCTTGGGCCGATGCTGGGTAAGTATTTTGATGCCAAGTCAACCGCGACCAAGGCTGCTGTAGAGGCTAAGAAAAAGGGCGGCTCCTCAATGGGAACGGCCTTGCAGATTGAGATGGCTTTGGATCAGGCGGCAACGTTTGAAAAAGAATTGCAGATGCTTTTCTTCCAAGCTAACAAAATGGATTTGTGGCAGAAGATTAAAGCCAGAGCGCAGGCTATGGATGTGGAAGATGCCCACACCGCTAGGCGCGAGAAGGAAGAAGAGAAGAAGCGTAAACAGAAAGAGCAAGACCAACTTGAAATTGGCTTGATGCTGGGCGGCCTTGCGATTCTGTTGTTTATGCTGTATGTTGGAATCTACGAGATCATGGAACACTGCGCTCAAGTAAGGTGCGGGCGGTGAATGAGTATCAGAAAACCGCAGACATGACGTTCAAGATTATTGGTGGTTGGTGGGCGGCGAACCTGTTTATTGACGTAATTAAGGTGTTGCCCAACTTTATTTCGGACAAGATTGTTAATATGCTTTTAGGAAAGATTGGACTGTGAGCGAGGAAAAGCCATCAGACGTCTTGAGTAAGGTGCTGTCCTATGTAGACAGCCCGTTTAAACTGTTTGCGCTGATACTCATGGCGGTGTTTGCTTTTTCTGGGTACTTTGTCTGGCAGAACCAAGCTTTTTTGTTTGAAGCATACAAAGAGAATAGGAAGCTCCCTACGATTGCAGAGGACAGGGCGGAAGACGTTGCATCGCATTTGTTCAAGAACACCAATGCGGCGGTGGTAGCGATATTCAAAGTCAACCCCCTGTTTGGTACAAGGGTGCTATACCGTGCGTATACCCGCGAAGGTAGGGACAGAACCCATGAAGGTTTAGACGTAGGGCTGTTTACACAGAATTCAGCCAACAACCGTGATGTGGTTGCATTGATGGCTAATGAAATACCTTGCAGTGAATACGCTGTACCGCAAAGTGAGATTGGTCTTTGGTATATTGACAAGGGCGTAAGATTTGGATGCCGTGTAAGTGTGCCGCCAGAGCAAGGCAGGTTTGTTGGACAAATTACTGTCGGGTGGGAAAAAGAACCAAAAGATGTACACAAAGAAATGAGCATGTTATTGATTGCCAGTACTATGCTTAGTAAAAGTAAACAGTAAAGGACTATTATGCTGACACTACTCTCCACGCTAATTTCGTTTTTGATGGGCGGTTTGCCCAAGATTCTAGAATTCTTCCAAGACCGCCAAGACAAGAAGCACGAGTTAAATCTTGCCCAAATGCAGATCACCCGTGAGCTGGAACTGCGTAAAGCGGGCTTTGAGGCTCAGGAACGTATTGAACACATCAAGTCAGAACAGCTTGCCACAGAGAGCGCGGCCAATACCCAGCAGGTTTTGATTGGTGCACAGCAGGCAGAAATGCAAGCTGTCTACGCCCACGATATGAGTTTAAACGAGGGTACTAGCGAGTGGATGAAGAACCTTCGCGCTTCTGTTCGCCCAGTCATCACCTACGGCTTCTTCTTCCTGCTGTTGTTTATTGACATCGGCCTGTTTGCTTACGGCTGGAGCCGTGGTGTGCCATTCACCGAGTTGGCTGAGATGCTGTGGGACTCTGACACCCAAGCATTGTTTGCCTCAATCATTGCGTTCCACTTTGGTGGCCGGGCGTTTGGGAAATGAAAATCTCAGACAAGTGTTTACACATGATCCGCCACCATGAGGGCGTGAGGGTAAACCCGTACCGTTGCCCTGCAAAGTTGTGGACAATCGGGGTCGGCCATGTCATGTTTCCAGAGCAGGGCAAGCTGAAGATAGACCAGCGGGATGCGTTTACACCACCCGCAGAAGCCATGCGTAAATATTCAATGGAGGAAGTAGATGCAATACTTAGGGCAGATCTTGCTCGCTTTGAGAAAGGCGTGGCTACTTATTGTCCTGTGCCTCTTACTCAAGGACAGTTTGATGCGTTGGTATCATTTTCCTTCAATGTGGGGCTAGGCACATTACAGCGTTCAACTCTGCGTCAGAAGGTATTGCGTGGTGATATGGAAGGCGCGTCAGAAGAACTCTTGAAGTATTGCATGGCGGGGGGTAAAATTCTCAAAGGGCTGCAAAAACGTCGCATCGACGAACGCGCCGTGTTTCTTTCGTAGGACTGCCGATGCTGAAAAAACTTACCCTGAAAGCCGGTGTAAACAGAGAGAACACTCGTTATACCAATGAAAACGGATACTATGTGTCCGACAAGGTGCGCTTTCGTCAAGGTACACCTGAGAAAATCGGTGGGTGGACACGCATTTCAGCCAATTTTTTCCTTGGGGTTTGCCGTTCTTTGTGGAACTGGGTGACGTTAGGCGGCGCTAACTTATTGGGCGTTGGTACCAATTTAAAGTTTTACATTGAGTTTGGCGGTACGTATTACGACATTACCCCACTGCGGGCGTCTTCTACAATTAACAACAATCCTTTTGCCGGTAACGGGACAACCACAGTTACAGTAACCGATACCGCTCACGGCGGGGTAACGGGCGACTTTGTAACGTTCAGCGGTGCTACAGGCACATACGCGACCACTTGGAATCAAGAGTACCAAATTACAGTTCTGACTGTAGATACCTACACAATCACTGTAGCATCTGCTATTCCAGCTGGCTCATACGGCGGCGCGGCTGTTGTGGCTGCATATCAGATTAACGTTGGCCCTGCTACTGCTTTGCCGGTTGTTGGCTGGGGCGCTGGCCCTTGGGGTTCTGGAGGCTGGGGCGTTGGCACATCAACGAGCTACCCAATCCGCATTTGGAGCCAGTCAAACTTTGGTGAAAACCTAGTGTTTGGGTATCGCGGCGGCGCAATCTATTATTGGGACAACGCCACTGGGTTAACCACCAGAGGTGTTTTGGTATCGAGTTTGGCCGGTGCATCTGACGTTCCGTTGATGCAGAATTATTTACTTGTTTCTGATGCGTCAAGGTTTGTGTTTGCGTTTGGTGTAAACGACTACGGCAGTATTGTGCAAAACCAGATGTTGCTTCGCTGGTCGGATCAAGAAGACATTGCAATGTGGACGCCCGCAGCTACAAACCAAGCCGGTAGTTTACTGTTGTCACATGGCTCCAAGATTGTGACTGCGCTTCAGACTCGGCAAGAGATTGTGGTGTTTACGGATTCATCTTTATATTCATTACAATACCAAGGCCCGCCAGTCATTTGGAGTTCCCAACTCCTTGGCGATAACATTTCTATTGCCAGCCAAAACTCTGTGGCTATCGCATCTGGTGTTGTTTACTGGATGGGCGTAGACAAGTTCTACAAATATGACGGTCGCATCCAAACAGTGCGTTGCGATCTCCTGCGATACGTCTATAGCGATATTAATCTTGAACAAGCTGACCAATTCTTTGCCAGTACCAATGAAGGCTTCAATGAAGTCTGGTTCTTCTACTGCTCGGCATCGTCCTCCACGATTGACCGGTACGTGGTCTACAACTATATTGAGAACAACGGCCAAGGCGTATGGTATTACGGCAACATGGTTAGAACCGCATGGCTTGACTCCGGCTTGCGTAACTACCCAATGGCCGCCACAGACATCAACAACGTCGTCTACCACGAATATGGTGTAGACGATAACGCCACAGAAGTTGCCACTGCAATTAACGCGGTCATTGAAACTGCTGAATTTGATATTGACGATGGCGACCGGTTTGGGTTTGTCTGGCGAATCTTACCGGACATTACGTTCAACGGATCCACTGGGGCGAGCGCACCTCAAGTCACCATGACGCTGATTCCTATGCAGAACTCTGGCTCAGGGTATACCTCACCTCAGTCTACCGCAGGGACTAGCTACGCTTCTATTCAGCGTATTGCCACCGCACCAATTGAAGAGTTTACTGGTCAGGTTTATGTCAGGGTTCGTGGTCGTCAAATGATCTTAAAGCTTGAGTCTAGTCAGCTTGGCACTCAGTGGCAACTAGGTAGCCCGCGTATTGACATCAGGCAAGACGGTCGCAGAGGTAACTCATGACGTTTATTGTGACGTCAGAATTTGAGTTAGGGCAGGTTTCTTCGCCCAATCTGCCTCTTGCGCCTACAGATTATGATTCTCGGTATCAAGAACAGTTAAACAACGTTCTGCGCCTGTATTTCAACAGGCTAGATGCAATTCTTGACCAGCTAAAGACTTTCTCAGTTCCGTATGGCGCGTTCTCCAGCGATCAGGATCAGACAGCAGTAGCCAATACGGCCACACTGATGACGCTCAACACCACGGATTTTGCAAATGATGTCAGCATTTCAACTTCTAAAATTACGGTAGCCACTGCCGGAATTTACAATCTTCAGTTCAGCACACAGTTTGCAAACACAAACAGTAACGTCCAAGATGTCTATATTTGGTTGCGTCAAAACGGGGTAAACATACCGGGTTCAA